GCGGGTGCGCGTCACTTTCCAGAAAAATGCGGTCATCGTCGACAAATACGGAAACCACAAAACCGGCTGGGCGGATTATTTCTCCTGCTGGGCGACCGCAGGCTCCAACAATGCGGTAAGCGGGACGGGGAGCGGCTCTGAAAGCACGGGTGTTGTTATCCGTTCCGAAGAGTCCCTTTCCTTTACCTGCAGGTGGTGTGACGCTCTTGCGGCGGTCACTTCAACAGGATACCGCATCGTATGCGAGGGCAAGACCTACAACATCACCTATGTGAACCCGATGGGCTTCAAGCATAACAGCGTCAAGTTTTCCTGCGAACTGGAGGGTCAGTCATGAGCCGCCGGGTATCTGTGGACGGCATGGCGGACGCCATCATGGAGGAACTGACGAAGTACTCCGACCTTGCCGCCGATGAACTGAAAGCTGCCGTGAAGGAAACGGCGCAGTCGGTACGCAAGGACATCCAGGGTTCCGCTCCGTCACGCACGGGGAAATATAAAAAATCGTGGTCGGTAAAGACCGTGAAGGAATCCTCGGAAACCATCGACCTGGTGGTGCATTCCAAAAACCGCTATCAGATAGCGCACCTTCTGGAACACGGCCACGCCAAGCGCGGCGGAGGACGGGTCGCGGCAAGACCGCACATCGCTCCCGCTGAACAGGCAGGAAACGAAAAGCTGGTAAAGACCATCGAGCAGAAGCTGAAAGGATGATGCCTATGACACACGAAGAAATCGTAACCATGCTGGAGGAGGCAAACCTTCCTCTTGCCTATGACCATTTTGCGGAGGGCGAGTCGCCTGATCCGCCTTTTTTAATCTTCCTCTTTCCGGGGACGGACAATATGTTCGCCGACAACAAGGTGTGGCAGAAGATCAACCAGCTGAACATCGAACTGTACACGGACGAGAAGTCGCCGGAAACGGAAGAAACACTCGAGGACATCCTGGACTCCTACGAGATCCCCTATGAGAAGTCGGAGTACTGGATCGAATCGGAAAAGATGTATGAAGTGCTTTATCAAACAGAAATTTTAGGAGGTAACTGACTATGGCAACGAAAAAGAACAAAGTCAAGTTCGGTCTGAAGAACTGCCATTATGCCCTGGTCACGCTTGCGGATGACGGTACCGCCACATTCGGCACGCCTGTGGCTATGCCTGGCGCAGTATCACTTTCGCTTGACGCGGAGGGTGAGAACGAGCCGTTCTATGCCGATGATTCCGTGTACTACATGGTATCGGACAACAACGGCTATTCCGGCGATCTGGAGCTTGCGCTCATCCCGGAGAGTTTCCTTACGGACATCATGCACGAGACTGAGGACAGCAACGGCGTTCTCTATGAGAACAAGGACGTGGAGCCGGAGCATTTTGCCCTGCTCTTTGAGTTCACGGGCGACCAGAGGAAGATCCGCCACTGTATGTATTACTGCTCGGCGAGCCGTCCTTCCGTATCCGGCAATACCCGCGAGGACTCTACCGAGGTGCAGACGGAAACGCTCTCGCTGACCGTTTCGCCTCTGCCGAGCGGACTGGTGAAGGTCAAGACCGGGACGAACACCACGGCGGCTGTCTATGACGCATGGTACAACTCAGTATATGAGATTTCGACCGAAAGCAGCGGCGAGTAAGGAGGGCTTAAATCATGGCAGTAACAAAAACAATCGCCGTTGACGGCAAGGACGTGACTTTCCGCGCGTCCGCCGCCATCCCGCGGCTTTACAGAAACAAGTTCCACAGGGACATCTACCGTGACCTGAACGAACTTCAGAAAGGGATCGATGAGAACAGTGCCGGGGAATCCAACCTCGACACGTTTTCTTTGGAACTTTTCGAGAACATCGCGTGGCTCATGGCAAGGCACGCCGACTCCGCCGTTCCCGACTCTCCCGAAGAGTGGCTGGACGGCTTCAACACTTTTTCCATCTACGAGGTGCTTCCGCAGATCATCGAACTGTGGGGCATCAACACGCAGCAGCAGGTCGAGTCTAAAAAAAACGTCCCGCCACGGAAAGGGAGATGACGACGCCGCTGTTCCTGCTCCGGTGTGTGCAGATCGGGCTTTCCATCTCGGAACTCGATCTGCTCACAATCGGGACGGTGAACGATATGTATGCGGAAATGTCAAATGACGACTGGGACTACGCGCAGGTCGCTACCCAGGAGCAGATGGACAGATTTTAACGAAGGGAGGCAGGACGCATGGCTGACAGAATTAAGGGCATAACAGTCGAGATCGGCGGCGATACGACCGGCCTCTCGAAAGCCCTGTCCGGCGTAAACAAAGAGATAAAGTCCACGCAGACACAGCTGAAGGACGTCAATAAATTACTGAAACTCGATCCTACGAATACAACGCTCCTTCAGCAGAAACAGCAGCTTTTGAAAACTGCCATCTCTGAAACCAAGGACAAGCTGACACAGCTGAAATCCGTGCAGGATCAGATGGACGAGGGCTTGAAGAACGGCACGGTCACACAGCAGCAGTATGACGCCTGGCAGAGGGAGATCGTAGAAACCGAGAACGAACTGAAGAACCTGCAAAAGGAACTGGATAATTCTTCTACGGCAATGACGAAAATGACTGTCGCCGGTGAAAAACTCCAGTCTGTGGGCGATACGATTTCCGGCGTAGGAAAGAAAATGATGCCCGTGACCTTGGGCATCACGGCTCTCGGTACAGCGGCAGTATCAACCGCCGCTAACTTCGAGTCCGCCATGTCGCAGGTGCAGGCTACGATGGGCATCACCAAGGACTCTATGTCCGAGGTGGACGGTCAGTCCGTCAATACGATGGACGCTCTCACAGACCTTGCAAAGCAGATGGGTGAAACCACGGCATTCTCCGCTACGGAGTGCGCCGAGGCGTTAAATTACCTCGCGCTTGCCGGATATGATACACAGGAAATGGTGGACACGCTGCCCACCGTTCTGAACCTTGCCGCTGCGGGCGGGATGGAACTTGCCACAGCGTCGGATATGGTAACGGACGCCATGTCCGCTCTTGGCATGGAAACTTCCGATGCGGATGTCATGGTCGACCAGATGGCAAAGACCGCGTCCAGCACCAACACCTCCGTGGAGCAGCTTGGCGAGGGTATCCTGAAAATCGGCGCGACAGCAAGGAGCGTAAAGGGCGGCACGGCAGAACTTAACACGGCGCTCGGCATCCTTGCCAACAACGGCATCAAAGGAGCCGAGGGCGGCACACATCTTCGTAACGTCATCCTCTCCTTGCAGGAGGGCTGTGAGAACGGCGCTATCGCTGTGGGCGATATGTCCGTCCAGGTCTATGACGCTGAAGGAAATATGCGTTCCCTCAACGACATCCTCGGCGACATGAACACGGCGATGGACGGCATGACTGCCGAAGAGAAAAACAACATCATAAGCAAGATCTTCAATAAGACCGACCTTGCGTCCGTCAATGCGCTCCTCGCCAATACGGGTGATACCTGGGATGATTTGCAGGATTCTATCACCAATTCCGCAGGCGCGGCGCAGCAGATGGCAGATACCCAACTTGACAACCTTCAGGGTCAGCTGACATTGCTCAAATCTGCACTCGAAGGTCTGGCAATTTCCATCGGTCAGATTCTGATGCCGTATATCAAGTCCATCGTTTCTCACATTCAGAGTTTCGTGGACTGGCTGAACAACCTTGACGAGCGGACGCAGAAGATCATAGTGACGGTGGCGCTTGTCGTGGCGGCGATCGGTCCCGTGCTGATCATTGTAGGCAAGGTCATATCCTCGGTCGGTACGATCATGACGATCATTCCGAAGGTAACATCTGCTATGTCTACAGTCAAAACGGCAATGATGGGGCTGAACGCAACGATGGCGGCAAATCCGATAGGGCTTGTCATTGCTGCTATCACCGCCCTCGTAGCCGCCTTTATTTATCTTTGGAACACGAATGAGGATTTTCGCAATGCCATCACCGAGATATGGAACGGACTGGTTGAGAAATTTAAGGCGTTCACGCAGGGCATCGTGGATAAGCTGAATGAGCTGGGATTCAGTTTTTCGGATATCGGAGAGGTTATAAAAGCAGTATGGGACGGCCTTTGTTCCATCCTTGCTCCGATGTTTGAGGGTGCTTTCCAGCAGATTGCAAACGTGTTGTCCTATGCCATGGATCTGATACTCAATATCGTTGATATTTTTGTCGGTATCTTTACGGGAGACTGGGACCAGGCGTTAAGCGGAATCAAGGGAGTATTTACTTCCACCTGGGACTTCATCTGCAATACCTTCACCAATATTACGAATACGCTGAAAGGCATTCTGGATGCATTCCTCGGTCTGTTCGGGACTTCGTGGGATGAGGTCTGGACTTCGATAAAGGATTTCTTTGTGGGAGTCTGGAACGGCATCAGCAGTTTCTTCACAGGCATTGTGACAGGCATACAGAATACGGCAACCACGGTATTTACGGCAATCAGCAACTTCTTCACTTCCATATGGAACGGGATAAAAACTTTCTTTGAAACAATATGGAATGCAATCAAGACTGCCGTGACCGCATATTTCACGGCTTACCAGACCGTCATTACCACAGTGATGAACGCCATACAGACGGTGATCTCTACGATCTGGAACGCAATCAAAACTGTAATTACGACTGTGCTGAATGCGATAAAGACCGCTATCACCACGGCATGGAATGCGGTCAAAACCACGACCTCCACGGTGTTCAATGCCGTAAAGAGCGTGGTCACTTCCGTGTGGAACGGCATAAAGACGGCGATCATGAACGTGGTCAACACAATAAAGTCAGGAATCAGCAACGGCTTCAATGCGATCAAGAGTACCATCTCCAATATCGTTAACGGCATAAAGAACACCATCTCCAATGTGTTCAATACCATCTGGAGTACGGTTTCCGGCATCGTGAACAGGCTGAAAAGCGTGTTCAACTTCAGCTGGAGCCTGCCGAAGATCAAGCTGCCGCATTTCTCCATAACAGGCAGCTTCTCGCTGAACCCGCCGTCCATTCCGCATTTCTCCGTGGACTGGTACAAGAAGGCCATGTCGGGCGGCATGATCTTAAAGGACGCTACGATTTTTGGCCAGAGCGGAAATACACTCCTTGGCGGCGGAGAAGCCGGGGACGAGGCTGTGGTGGGCGTGTCCTCCCTGCGCTCCATGATACAGGATGCGGTGCAGGGTGCGACTTTGTCGCTTTCAGGCGATCAGCCTCTTATCAACATACAGGAAATGAGCGTAAGGAGCGATGATGATATCCGCAAGATTTCTCAGCAGCTGAACACGCTCTTGAATGCCGGCAGACGGGCGAAAGGATATATCTGATATGGGATTTTCATTTAACGGCACGACTTCCCGGTCTATGGGGATCGCCACAAGAATTACAACTGAAAACCGTATGCCGGACCTTACCAACAACACGGTCAAAATGCCGGGACACGAGGGCGTTTTCGACTTCGGGGAAACTATCGGCGAGAGGAAGATACAGATTTCCTGTTTCATTCCTCCCGGCATGAGCGATGCGGACTTCCTCGATCTGAAGGACAGCATTATTGCGTGGCTCAATCCCGACAACGGGCTGTGTCCGCTGATCCTCGACAAGGAACCTGGGCGGGTGTATTCCGCACGGCTTAATGAGGGCTTTTCCTTTGACAAGGCGGTGCGGAATTCCTGCACCTTTGACCTGACATTCTTATGTCCCGATCCGTATGCCTATGCAGCCACGGACGAGACATACGATATCGGGAGCGTGGGAACACATACGGTTTCCCGCTCCCTTGGGAACGCTTACTCCCTGCCGGTGTACTCGCTGACGGGAGTGATCTCCTCCGGCACGGACACATACATCACGATAACCACGAATGACAGCGAGTTGAAGATCGTAGGAAAACTGTCCGCCGGAGAAACGCTGGTCATCGACTCGGCTCTCATGACGGCAAAGGTGGTGGACACAAACGGCGATACGCTCCGGAACGGTCTGCCACTTTTGTCAGAACTTAATTTTCCTGCTTTGGATGTGGGAGAAAATACGGTCACAGTGGCTGTTTCCGGCAGTACGGTGACCTTTACGGAACTTCAAATATCGGCGAGGAGCCGCTGGAGGTGATTCTTTATGGCTTTGAAAAATACGATGAACACGCAGGACGCCTTCACAGGACAGGTGCCTTCCTCCTGGGGAAAGGACGGCCTGTGGAGATTTAACGAATCCGAGCCTGACGCGAACACCTGTACGGCGGACTCCTCCGGCAACGGACGTGACGCTTACATAAACAAGTGGAGCGGTACGACCGCCGATTTCAAGACGGGACATCTCGGTAATTATTTTCAGATGAACATCAATAATCCGTCCTCAGAGCAGACCTATCTGCGTGTGTCCAATGACGGCACGATGTTCTCGGATATCGGTGAGCGGATCGTGGTCGGCGGCTGGATGAAGCCTACCACCTATTCCGTGGGCAACACATACACGCCGATACTTTCCACAAGAGCAGGAACGGGCAATCCGATCTTTTATCTGTCCCTTATCCGAGGGAAGCCGAGGCTGATGCTCTACAATTCCTCCGGCAGCCTGATTCTTGATACCTCGGTCACGCCGTCCTTTTCATTTACGAACGGCAACTGGTACTTCATTGCCGCAGTAATAGAGCCGGACAATCAGAAAGCGTGGTATGTGGTCGGCGACAGGGTGTCCGGCACGGTGTGGACTTCCTCTGCGCTTACGATAAGCGGAACGCTGAACCGCTCCTGCACGGCTGACCTCGTCTGGGGAATGCTGAACACTTCCTACTGGTATGCGGGCGGCTTTGACGATTGGTTCCTGGACTGCGATTCGGATCTGACCACTGACGATATTGCCGAGTGGTTTTTGAAATCCCTCTCTGCCAATGGCGCGGACACGGATTCTGATGTGGACGGTCTGACCGCAGAGGATATGGTCACGCTCAAAGGGGCGGGCGGCGTTTATCCGGAAAGCGGCGTGCTTGTAACAGCTGCCACGGAGTGCGGGATAAGCGGCACGGGCAGAGTTTCTGTCAAGGCAGAGACGTCTCCGGGCGTGACGTCCGTTTCGCTGGTCGAGACATCGACCTCGGATGACCTCGATACCTGGACGGACTGGATTTCCCTCGGTACGGGCGGAGCATTGCAGTCCCCGTCCAAAAAGTACATTCGGTACCGCATCACACTTTCCACCACGAATACGGCGAGGACACCTGTGCTTACGGTTGTCAGCCTGTACGACAATCCGAAACCGCTGTATTCGCAGCTTGGCTATGCGCGTCCCGTTATCCTTGGGGATGATGATACTGCCGAGGCTGTGCTTGAGAACGCCTACGACATCATTGTCACCAGCGAGATCAACGGCATCGATACGCTGGAATTCAAGCTGCCATTCAAGGACAGCAAGCGTGAGTATGTAGAGAATGAAAAGCAGGTGCGCATCGTATCCGATACCTACCGCATCCGTACCGTAACCGATGATAAGGACGAGAGCGGCAAGGCGATCACTTCCGTGTATGCGGAGGCGGCGTTCTATGACCTGTCCTTTTCCGCCAAGAAGGAAGAGAACACCTTCACGGCGGATACCGCTGATGTTCCGATGGCGTATGCACTGCAGGGCACGGAATGGGAAGTCGGCGTGGTCAACGTCAGCACCAAGAGGACATGGACATCGACTGAGGACAATGCGCTGTCTATTCTCCGTCATGTGCAGAACATCCACGGCGGCGACCTGATCTTTGATAACGCCAACAAACTGGTTAACCTTCTGACTTTCTCCGGCACAGACTCCGGGGCTTTGTTCTGCTACAGGAAAAATATGAAGTCCATCCAGAGGGTGATCGACACCACAAGCCTTATCACAAGGCTCTACGCTGTCGGTGCGGACGGCATGACCTTTGCAAACATCAATGACGGAAAGCCATATGTGGAGGACTTTACCTATACAGACGAAATCCGCATCAAGACGCTGGACTGCTCCAATTTCACGAACCCTTATCAGATGCTGGAGTTTGCTAATATGCGCCTTGCGGACTACGCGGCGCCGCGAATTTCCTACGTGCTGAAAGCAATGGATCTGACCGTGCTGACGGGCTATGAACACGAGGCGTGGAACCTTGGCGATACGGTCATGGTGGTGGATGAGGATTTAGACCTTTCCATCAAGACGAGAATCGTCCGAAGAGAATACAACCTGCAGGAGCCGTGGAACACGGTGCTGGAGCTTTCCACAACGCTCCGTGAACTTGGCGATTCCACATCACAGTGGGACGCCGCCGCAGATGTCCTTGAGGGCGCGAACTACATCGACAACCAGCAGCTTCAGAACTTCGTGCCGTTTAACCATCTGAAAAATTCCCGCGCGGACTCCAATTTCAGTTACTGGACGAATTCCGGCTTTGAGGTGGATGGGGATAACGGCGTGACAGGTACGGCATCCTTCAAGTGCGAGGGCGCGTACAACGCCACCAAGTACATGGAGCAGACCGTCACTCCCTCCAATCGTGACAGCTATACCTTTTCCGCGCAGATAGCCACGGAGAACCTCAGTCTCGGCAGCAGCGGACAGGTCGGTGTGGAGATCGTGATCGAGTACGAGGACGGCAGCACGGAAACGAGGACGATCGACCTCATATCCTCGTCAGATACGGAGGTGTGACGCTATGGCAAGTTTTACCCATGTGCATGGCACGGTGAGTCCCCAGTACGGCAGGGTGGCAAAGATCACGGTCAGAGTATTTGTAAATGACTGCACGGGGACGGTATACATCACGGATATGAATTTGCAGGACGGCTCCCTTGCCTCCGGCTGGGTCGGTCATGTGAGCGAGATAGAGTGGACACAGGACGGTGATTAAATGGCTGATTTTGAACGCTTTGTAGAAGTGATTTCCAAAAAAGGGGATAAGCGTGTGGTCAATATCACCGTCCGTCCCGTTGTCACAGACTGCGAGGGCGATATCTGGTTCACCGACCTTATGCTCCAGGAGGGCGATATGCTGTCGGGATATACGCCTCACACGAAGGGGTTTCTCAAGGAATCGGAGAATGATCCCGTATGGTTCAACGGCATCGTCCGTTCGGAAGAAACGGTGATCTTATTAAACCTCGGCAGCACATCGGCGGGGCTTGATATCCACCTCTATCCGAAACAGGACATGGACGGCGGCACGGTAACGCTTGCCCAGGGTGTCGGCGGTCAGAAAGCGACCTTCCCGAATGCTATGTCAGCCGGGGACGATGTGGCTCTTCTGACATCCACACGGGAATGCACAAGGAACGGCAGCACAGAAACGAAGTACGGATTCTTCCAGTACAGCGCGGCATGGGATTCCAAGCACATCGTGTCCCTTCCGCAGGGAAAGTCCGCGCAGCTTTTATATTCCATGCAGGAAATGGATGATGGAGGTGAACTGCTCTGATGGACACATTAAAGGGAAAGAAAATCATGGTGTGGACGTTCATGGGCAACACCAGGATGTATAACGCTCTGCGTGATTACGGCGACCGTATCAGCCAGATCGGGCTGTTCTCCTTCAAGGCAAGGGCTACTGGGGAAATCTATGAGACAGGCGTTTCCATCTCGTCCATGATGACCTACATCAACAAGTGGCCGCATATCAAGTGGTTGCTGACGATTTCCAATGACGGCTACAACAGCATCTTCGCTGCTCTGCGGGACAACACGGACGGTGCGCAGGACACCTTCCTTTCGGAGATCGTCCGCATCATGGAAAAATACCCGTGGTGTGACGGTGTGGACATCGACCTTGAGAAAGGCGATGGCTATTCCACGCACGAGACGTCCACAGCCATGTTCCGCAATATCTACAACACGGTCAAAGGCTACGATTCTTCCAAGATGATGAACATCTGCCTGCCGGGTATGACGAGCGTCAACGGCTCGGTCGGCGGCGAGAACTGGTGCGTCTATGCCGACCTGAACGATTACTGCGATACCGCGTCCATCATGAGCTACGGCATGGCGTGGGCAGGCTCCGCGCCGGGACCGGTGTCCCCGCGTTCCTGGCTTGAGGGCATCTACGATTATGCCTCCGAGGTCATGGACACTGAGAAGGTGTTCCTCGGTATGCCCGCTTAC